GTTTAACTCCCCGGAGTTTATTTGAGCGATATCCTGCTTAGTGGCTTGGGCGATTTCCTGCCATAGTGGTATGGGCGATTCCTGCCTTAGTGGAATGGGCGATTCCTGCCATAGTGGAATGTGACTTGTCAGTTCAAAGTAACTGTCATTTTTATTACAACCGAATTTATTTTGACTTGAACTTCCTCAAAGTATAAATGAGAGTTTCATCCGCTAAAGGATTTTCTTAATATGTACCAGTTTACTGGTCCGGTCTACCGGTGAATACCCTTCTCGTGGAATGGTATTACCGAATTGCCGAGAACGTGATCTTGCTAGGTTAATGATGATACTAATAGCCTAGTATTGCTGTTCGAATATGAAGAACCCTATTTAGGGATGGCTTCTTCTCCAGCAGCCCTGGAAACTGCCATGTGTCAAACTACTCTGTCCCAATGGGTGTTGGGACGAACATGCTCCGGCATGGGAGTTTTTATTATCACCTGCTAATACCGAAATTGATACGAATCTTATCGGAGATTCGAAAAATACCGATACTAACAACATGTCCAATGCAACTGGAGTTATCGCAACGACCTCAGAAGTCGTTCAACATAACACTAGTGAACATGAAGAGACTCGTTTTACTGATGCCAATTTTGTCAAGAATGACCTTGCTGTTATTACCGACACCAATTTGGCTCACTTGGACGAGACGACAACGATAATCAAGTTCCTACAACGACCAACTGAAATTTGGAGTCTTGATATTACCGACCAAGCTATGCAAATGATGAAGCCTTTTCCTTCTCCAACTGGTTGGGCTCCTCGGCAACCGATTTCAACTTTTTACCTTCCTCGTGATTTCATGAAGGGTAGGAAATTAGATAAGTTGAACAATTACGAATGGTTCAAAGCTGACATGGTCATTCGTTTTATGGTCAATGTTAATCCTTTCGTTGCAGGCCGTTTGTGGGCTTGCTTCGTACCAATGGAACAGGACGTGTACGACGAATGCAAATGCCTGTATAAGAGCAGAGCAGCAGTCACTAGCTACCCTGGAGTAGAGATTGACTTGCAAAGCAATAATTCAGCGGAATTACGAGTCCCGTGGTGCTCCACCTATGATGCGCTAAGTTTGACGTTTCCCCAGGATCCAGATGCCACGGTCACGGGAGCTAACATTGGGAGAATCCATCTCTTCTCTATCTCTGATCTGTTGGCTGGCAATAACACCACGCGAGTGCCCATCGTGGCTTACGCCTGGTTTGAAAATATTGAGTTGAAAGGTCCAACCCCGAGGCTTGTTGATGTGGAATTTCAAGCCAAAGGTGAGACCAAAGGTCCAATTACAGAAGTAGCTTCTAAAATCGCCTCTGCAGGTGATTTTCTGTCGGAAGTACCAGTAATTGGTGGGGTCGCATCCGCCGTGAGCTGGGTTTCAAACCTAGTTGGCGGTGTGGCTTCTATTTTTGGTTGGAGTCGGCCCGTGAAGGGCTCGGCCTCAGACGCGGTCGTCAACATCCCTGGCCGTGGTTACACGAATTTTAAAGCGGAAGACAGCTCTGTCGTGCTTGGCATGGCATCTGATAATGCAATTGCAGAAACGCAGAACAATTTCTTACAAGAAGTTGATGAAATGGACATACAACACATTGCGGGTCGGCCGGCATTAGTTAGCACATTGCGTTGGGTAACCAATGCTATGGGCAAAGCGGTGCTGGCCAATCAGCCTGTTGGTCCTAGTTTGGACGACGTACGGAAGACGACTTGGACTATCGGGCCTAAACAATACGAAGTGTATGATATGAGTTTATTTGAAACTTTGTCGACTCAGTTCGCCTATTGGCGAGCTGATTTGCACTATAAGATTTCAATAACTCGTACTCCATTCCACGTTGGACGAGTCGAAGTTGTGTTCATCCCGGGTGCCATCGTTACCGACGATGAAATCCCAGCTCTGGACACGACCAACACGTGGCGACATGTTTTGGATATGACGGAACAGAATGAAGTTGAATTCGTAATTCCCTATATGCATAAGAACATCATGTGCAGAACTGGAAAAGATCCGACAATAGAAGGAAGGGTTAGCACGGGTCCCACGGGCTGTATAGGCTCATTGGTGGTGCGTGCTCTAACGCCCTTGTCTTGCCCCGACACAGTGTCTAATTTCGTACAAG